GCCCTGCGGAGCCGCCTGCGCCAGCCCTACGGGATTGCCGGCGTCATCGACGTACCAAATGTTGCCTGCTTCGTCTCGCGCCTGCTGCTGTGCCATTATACCCCCAAGCGGCGAAGAATGCCGTTTGCATAAGCGTTCGTCTTCGGTCCCCAGATACGACGATTTGGGCCACCATGGTAGTATTTTAGCGCGTCCGTGACGTTGCCGGTCTTATCCAGCGCTTCGTCCAGATACGCTTGGCCGATAGCCGACTGATACTGCTTAGCCGCCTCCGACGTGCCGGACATAAGGTCAGCACGGTACGGCACACCAAGGCGCTTGGCCAACCCCTGCGCCGTCGAGGGCAGAACCTGCGTCAAGCCCAGCGCTTGTCCGTATTGCGTCTGCGGACCCGACACACCGGCACGCCCGCCGCTTTCCTGCTGAATGAGGTGCGGCAGGATGTCAGCGGATTGGAAAGGTACGCGCCCCACCGCGGGGCGCACCTCCGCCGCTCAGAGGGGTAAGTTTGCCAACGGGGGCTTGCGGTGCGCCCATGCCGCCCATCCCCGGCGCTGGCGGCTGCACCCATCGGCCACCGCCCGCACCATCTGACACAAAATTCGGGGCGGGAGAGGCGAGGGTTTGCGCGCGCTGCATGTAGAGCTGTCGTGCCTGCGGGCTGGTGGGGTCGATGCCAGCGTTGCGGAGGGTCTGCGTGAAGGCGTCGTCCTTACCCGTTTCCGGATTCGCCAGCTTGTAATCGTATTCCTGCTTGAACCCGGCGAACTTAGCCGCCTGTTCCTGCTGCTGACGCTGCCCCTCCAACGCGTACTGTTGACGCATCTGTAGGCCCGGCAGGAACGTGCCCTTGCCACCACCCCACTGCGCCAGCGTGTCGCCAATAACACCGGCGATCATCTGACCCGTAGACGGCTTCTTGTACGTCGGCACGGTAGCGTCCTGCTGCACCAGACCCGCGGCCGGAGCAGCGCGAAGATCCCCCATCATCGGCGCGCCAAACAATCCCTTAGACTTGGAAAACATTGCCATATCAGCCCCCCGCATACGCGCTTGCGGCGTTACCCGCGAGCTGCGCGATCAACATGCCGATGTTCGTACCCTGCTTCTGGGTCGTATTCTGGTATTGGCCAAGCAATCCGCCTATCCCCGCCCCTGCACCAGCCGCCGACTGTACCGGAGCCTGCTGCGCCTGTAGGATGTCCTGAATGGCGGTGAGAGGCAGATACGAAGCTGCCGAGATTCCGCCCGCAGCCGATGCCGCTTGGCCCATGCGGTTTCGCTCGTTCGTGTAATCCGTATATCGCAGCGTATTTTCGTTCTGCGCCAGATTGCGCGTAATGATGTCGCCAAACGCCGAACCGCCGGTAAGCCCGCGCGTGCCGAGCGATGCCGCCAAGCCGTTCCGCACGCCGGAGTTGGTCTGATCGATTTGCGATTGGAGGTAAGGATTGCCGTCGAGATACTTACCGTTCAACACATCGGTGTTGTATCCCTTGGCGGCGTTGACGTTCGGGTCGCCCTGCTGAAACTGTTGCACCAAATCGGGCACCAAGCCGCCAAGCTGGTCGCTAATAGCTGAAATCTTGGGCGCCTGCGCATTATAGGCATTGCTGATATTGCCCGCAGCGCCTTCAATCTGGCTGCTATATACGGGTTTGCTGGTGGACTTGGTTTTGGAGGATGACAGACCCACTTCACAAATCCTTTACGATTTCGACACGATTAACATAATAACCACGGGCTTTCAATAATCTCGCCCATGCCGGACGCGATGATATGCAGGCAAAGGTCAACCCCTTGTCCCGCCCCCATTGCTCCGCTTGTTCGATCAATTCCAGAATGCCACCAACCGCGCCAGCAGCCGCTAAACCATGCAATTCGGTTGCACCGGCGGGATATTGCTTGACCGTAACGATGATAACCGCGTCATCCGTTCCGAACGCCAACGCATCACCGGACAGCAATTGCGTGTCCATCCAGCCAATTGAGAAGCATCGCGGATCCAGCAATGCCGCGATGTCCTCACGATGGCGATAATAGGCATCCCAGGATTGCGGTGGGAACTCGATCATAGCGCCACCCATGTCGTGCCATTCCACACACGTACCTGATGTAACGTGGTGTCGTAATACGTCTGCCCCTCAGTTGGCTGAAACGGTGCCGTATCAAGCTGCATAAACGGATTGGTGACGCGGACACGGTATTCTTTGATAAGCGCGTTGACGGCATTGGCCACCAACCGCGGCCAGTCCGTGCGCTTGCCGTCTACCGGCACAAGCTGCATCCCGATCGTCGCCTCTTCGGCGGGGTCAACCGGCGGCGCAGGCGGCTTTGCAGCAAACGTAGACGTACCCGACATGACCGCAGTGGCCGATGCGGTCCGGCGACTGATGACAGCAAGCGCACTGGACCCTGCAAAAGATACGATGCGGCCAGCAACAGCCATGCTCGACGCAGCAAATGTGGACGTGCCGGCGAGCGCAACGGCACGTGATACAAGCGATCCACCCATGGCAGCAAATGCGCCAGCACCAGACAGCGCCGCGACACCAGCCGCGATCGTAGCGCCAGACGCCGCTATGGCCCCGGTCCCCGTCATCGCAGCGGATGCGCGGGCCATCGTGACACCGGCAGCGGCCATGGTGCCCGCACCTGTCATGCTGGCGGTGCCGGTCACGGTGGTGCCGCCGCCGGCTCCGTCGTCAATAGTGGGTGCAGCTGTGGCATATGGATGACCCGCGACCAGAGATGCGCCATTGTCGCCGCTATCCCACGACGCCCAGCCTTCAAGCCTTGCCCAGTCGTCTGAGGTGGGCGTTCCGTAACCCCAGACCCGTCGCAACAAATGATGCGACGATCCATTGCCGTACAACGGCCAGTTGCCGAAATGCGCCGTATTGGAAGTGGCGCTATTGCGAGAACGGACGTAGCTGGTCCAAGCGGAATTGCCATTGTACCGAGCGCGGCTGGTTGTGTCTGTTGCTGTATAATATTCAGATATTATAGATATGCCGGTCGCGGCGACTGCGGTGGATCCAACGGAGTATCCTACCGAACCAATATCGCAATACGGCACGCCGCCTTGTCGCAGTTTGTATGAAACTGCGCTGCCGTTGCTTCCGCCATAGCCCCAGGTGTAACGGTCATCTGTGCGGGTTTCTGCAACCTTGACGCATTCAAACCAGAATTTATCGCCCGTTCCATTGGGCAGGTTCGTTTTTGTCGGAATATCCAGCTGGCGCGTTGCGGTGTCGAAGAAAATGGTCTGCTTGCCATTCACCGCACCAATAACGGGGCGGTAATCGTCACGGAAGCTAACAATCGACGTCGCCGTTCCGCCAGAAGGGCGTTGCGCCGTAATACCGGTAACGATCGAACCGGAAACAAACGTACCATCTGCGGTGGTCACGGATTTCGTGGCGTCAACGATCTCAAGACCGGTAACGCCAACCATGTCAGCGGGAACCCAGGGACGCAGAGCCACTTGGAATTAATCCTCAGTGATCGTCGTACCGGCCGCAATCTGCGGTGTCACACCGCTGGTGACGGAGATAGTCGGGCTGATGGCACCGCTATACAGGATCATGCCCGCGCCCGTCGCCGCAGTGCCGAGGCATGCGAACGATGCGGTGCCGCCCGTGCCGCCCGTGCTGGCACCAAAGTTGGCTGCTGCAACCAGCGTGCCGATGCCCGACGAATCTACCGTCCAACCGCCCGTCGTGCGGGCCACGGCAACGCGCGCATAGCCGGTATAGGAAATCTCATTGGTCGTTTGGGTACCCGTCTCGCCCGGATCCGCGGTATGAAGCGACAGATAAAGACTGGTCAGCGGCGAAGATGCGGCGTTATCCGCAATGTTCGCGATCGGCGTACCGTTGAGCAGAAGCTTTAGATAAGCCGTTTCCCATGCGTTAGACTTCGACATTACCGTGTTCCTCCTGCATCCGTTTCCAAATCTATACCCTGAATATAGCTCCAGCGCACGCCCGCATCTATGGTTGTCGTTAGCTGGAGATACCGCCCACGCGCGCGCATGGGGATACGTCCGCTGCGTTGCAGCACGCCGGAGGTTACGACGCCAGTACCGTCACCCATCTGCTGACGTGCATCGGTGCGAATGCTGATTCCGGTATTGGCGTCAGACATCGGCCACACAGCCCGTAGTCGCGAAACGTTGGGGTCGCCGGGAGCTTGCCAGCCTAGCGCCAGCGTAGCCTCCAGATTGGGGCCAGAGAATGCGCCAATACGATTCTGCCGGTCCACGACATAGAGCCGCGGGTCGCCACCCTGAAACCGCGGGTCGTCCAGCGAATAGGGCATAGTGTCAAGATTGGGGTAAATCCCTGCAACACCTTCGAGCGAAGTGCTGCTTTCGTAACCTGCGAAAATGCCCGAGAATGGTACTTCGATTGTAGTAGCACGATCGATGACCCAATTATAAACCCAGATGCGCCCCGGCACCCCAGGCACGCCCCACATCACCAGCGAACGCTTAGGGTCTACCGCAGCCCATAGCTTCTCGTAATCGTCCACCGACACGCTATCGCGGAAGGTTTGGTCAAACTTCTCGTTGCCAAGCGGACGCAACGACTGGCCATCCTCCAACGCCATGAAACCGCGGTCGGACAGGAAGAACACGGTGCGCCCGGACTGCGCGATACTGCCGCTGGAGGCGCACCCGACGTTGGTGGTGATCTCGGGAAACTGGAACGGCGCCTTGTCGTCTCCGGTGCGCTCCATGCGCACCAGCCGAAAGCGCTGGAGGATGACGCCGTATTCCCCGCCTGCAATGCCCTTCACCTCGCCGCCGGTTAACATCGGCTGGAACCCCGACTGATCGACGCCAGCGGTCCACTTGGTGTGATCGTTGAACCCTGACCATTGGACCAACAGCTTGTTGCCATCCGCCTGCGTAATGACGACGTAATCGCCCACCACCGCCACGCCGTTGCCGGTCGGGCAGCCTGCGATGTCGGATGCGCTACCTGCGGTAAGATCTATCTGCTTGGTATCGACGCCGTTAACGGCAACCACGAAGTCACCGAACTGCGTGAACCGCCAGCGATCGACCACGGACATAGCAGCCAGCAGCGTCGTCCACCCGCCACCGGAATAACGCTCCAGCCCGTTAGCCGTGCCTGCGATGAGGTACGTGGTGCCGGTGGACGAAATGAACGCCCCGCCGCCCTTGAACGTCGCCTGCAACGGCGTGCTGATCGCCGCTAGTGCCTTGACCGGCCGATAGCCATCCGCAGCCGGAAGCACGTTGATCGCCTGCGTCAGGACATTGCGCGGAAGCTGATCCGGAAGGTAGGCGGGGAAGGGGAGGCGCTTGGTGGCCACTATATTCGCACCCTATTCGACACCTGCGACACACCCCGAGGCGTCAACGGTGCGCTACCCCAACGCGCGTTCTGCGCCGCCTTGTTGATCTCGCCCGTCAACGCTGACACCTCCTGCGCCGCCTGCGCCATGCCGTCGCTGTCGCGCTCACGGCGGGCAAGGTGATACATCACGCCGGCAACGTACAGGTCGGGGTGTTTGCGCAGCAGCCAGTTAGACACCTGTGCCGAAGTCAGCGCGCCGATGCGGGCATAATAGACCATCTCGACCGCGGTGTTGCCGACCGGTCCAACTCGCAGCGAATTGCCCTCGATCGTGTAGGCCATCGGCGTGCCAGAACGCCCGTAATAGTTTGCCAGCATGCCCGCGGGCGACATAGACGATAACGGTTGATCCGGCATACCCTCCACGAAGATAAACCGCATTTCCAGAAAATCGTCCGGTAGCTGCGTCAGCTCGTCCGTGATCGTGAAAACCGCACGGGATTCCATATCAGGCGTGCGCAGCGAACGGTTGAACTCCGCCTCCGCCTTGCGCAGCGCCCGATCGATCGCCTCCTGATCGTAATCTACGTCATCCATCATGTCGCGGATTTCGGTCACCAGCTCCGAATAGTTGGTGATGGCACCGGGGGCATATGTCGGGATTGCGATGGACATTATGGCGATACCTTAATTGCGATGAGCCAAGCGACAAAGGACATAACCGCCCATAGCACGACGCGGGTGGTCTTGCTCCAAGGTTTTACGCTTGGCTCATCGTGCATCAGCTGTGCATCACCCAAGATCCGGCGAGGGAAAGCGCATAACGCGCACCCTCGTCAAACTGAGCGCGGTCGAATGAAAACTGAATGCCGCTATTAGGCACCGTGATTTCCACGTAATCCGCGCTGAGCTTGGTGATGGGATAGCCAAACAGCATATCGCCTACTTCGAAGTCACGCATTGACCCGACCTCCTTCTTCAGTTAAATAGAAACCATGGTAACGCATATCGAGCGCCTCGCCGGCGGAAAATCCGTGTACTCTTGCCATTGCGGTGTACAGTTTATTGCCGCTCGTGGCAATGTCGCCAGCGGCAACACGAAGAGCTGCGGATGCCTTAGAAAAAAAGGAACCAAAGGCAACACTAGCCATGGAATGACCAACAGCCCGACCTGGGTTTCTTGGCGAGGAATGATAAAGCGCTGCCAAGAACCATCCAACAAAGATTTTGCTCGTTATGGCGGCAGAGGAATAACCGTAGACCCCGCTTGGCTTTCCGATGGAAAGAATGGCGCAGGATTTTTGCAGTTCCTTGCTGACATGGGAGAGCGTCCGGCGGGCAATACTCTTGAACGACTGAACGGTGATAAGCCATATTGTAAAGATAACTGCGTCTGGGCAACGCCTAAGACTCAAGCGCGTAATCGTGCTTACACCCGTTTGGTCGAGGTTGATGGCGTTGAGTTGACCTGCCCCGATGCGGCAAAACTGCTGAATTTGCATGTCACAACCATTCAGCGCCAGCATCGGGCTGGCATTAAGCGGCACGCCACCCAGACCCCGAAAAGTACGTAACAGTACGAATGCCACCGCTCAGCAGCGGAACAGTCCCGCCGCCGACAAGGCCGGTAAGGTTGATACCGAACAGCCCAAGGACGCTATTGGACGACACCGTGAACGTGGCCCCAGGCCATGCGTTGGTCGAAGACGGCGTAACATTGACGGTGCCAGTCAGCGTGCCAGTGAGGTTGACGATTGGCGCCGTAATCAGAGGTGTCAGCGTCAGCGTGCCCGAACCCATAGAGATAGGCGGGGGTGCATAATCCGTGCGCTGCGGGCGCCAGTAGAAGCCCGTGGAATCCGCCTCGCAGACCATCACCGTCGTTACCGAACCCCACAGATCCGTAACGCGGGCATATTTACCCAAATACGGCGCGCTGGCCGGGTAAGTCGAAAGCAACGACGCAACCGTCATCGGCGTAGGAGAAACGAACGCGATCTTCCCACCCATGAAGTTATTGTACATATCGTCAATAGTCAGGCTGTCATTTGCCTGCATCAGACGAAACTTGTCCAGAAGCTGCTGCTCCGAGACACCCGGCGTCGTGACTTCACCCATCGCTAGAACTCCGTCGCAGTGTACGGCTGAGATGCCGTACCGCTTACAACAGTTACAGCGCGGTTTGTACGCACGTTGATCGTGCCACCCGCTGCAATGGTATAGGTCCCCGGCGTACCGATAGCCGCAGCGCCGCCAAACTCATTGATGCCGATAGGATTCGCGCTGATGTTCTGGATGTTGAGGCCGCGCCGCGTCGTGTTCGCCGCTGCAAGCTGCTGCGAGGTGTTTGCCGTCGCGTTCGTCGTGCCGCTGCGGTCAGTGCCGGCAGGGAGGTAACCCGTCTGGGTGTATGCAGGATCGGTAGCACCGCCGCCGGGAGCATAAGTGCCGTCCGCGTTGGCCGTGTTGACGACAAGCGCGCCGAAAGGATCAAACCGAACTTCCCGCTGCTGGCGGTCCGCCATGGCAGTAGGCGTCTGAATATAGATTCCTCGTAGTGCCGTCATCTGCCCACACCCTTAAATGATGAAATTGCGAACCCGAAGGTAGCGATATTCGTCCGAATTGAGAAGGCGCTTTACGCCCTCCTTATGGTTCGGATTGAAATACTCGATCCCGTGTTTTGTAATCCATTCCATCAGAACAACATTGGGAATGCTAGCAGCGTGCCAGAGGTCGCCGCGCTTGTCCCAACTCTCGTTCTGGGCTTCCTTATTCGCATCCAACAAGGGCGACACGTCCTGCTCATAACGAACATGCCACGTATCGCCCTCATCGTCGGACGAGAACCACTCACGCATCCCGGTAAGCGGATCGTAACTCAGCAGTTTCTCGTCCCCTGCCACCTTACTTCACCTGCTTGTTATCGCGGAGAAGCTTGGCGGTGTCCTTGTCCACCTTCATCGTCTGTCCACGGCCAATGGTGCGCCCATCGCCCACATGAACTTCCGCCGGCAGATCGTCGGCGCCAGTGACTTCAACCATGTCGGCTTCATCACGAGCGGAACGGGTTTCACGGCCCTTGTCGTCCGTCTCGACCGTGAGGTTCGCATCCGGGTTCGAACGCTGGCCGTGCGGGTTGGGATTGGAGTCGGTCGGGGAAACAGGATGCTCCACGATCGTTTCACCCGCGACATAATCGTCTCCCATATGCTCGGTTTCTTCCGTCACGACGCCAAGAGCCGCGGCCTGCTTGCCGGCTTCCGAAATATTGGCGTACTCTTCGACGGGCTTGACCGGTTCACCAAGCGGGTTGGCAGGCGGCAGGTCACGCACAGACGGGGCATCGGTGCCATCACCCTGAGTCTCGGGCAGTTCCTTGCCCTGCGAGCTGTCCTGCATCTTGTCTTCCTCGACGCCCGTATTCGGGTTCACGTCGGCATCCTTGCGGGGTCGTCCCATGTTCTCAACTCCTATAAGTTGGCCTGCCACACACAACGCATGGCAGGCCGGTAGGGTTTAGGTCAGATCGGCGATCACAGCGTTGCCCGCATCGTTTCGGCAGACCAGAGTTTCCTCCGAGTACATCGCGTCACGATCGGCAAGACCCGTGGTAGCCAGCTTGCGCTTCTGGAGCGGGTCCAGCGTCGCAATCGCCCACATCTCCGGATCCACGATCAGCACATCACGCGCCGAACAGAAGCGATCCGGCACGAACTGGATCTCACCCACGTCCGACACATACACGTCGGCGCCTGCGATGATCGTCAGCCGCTTGTCGCCAGTCTCACGGCGCTGGGTCGCCAGACCCGAGAACGTCGCCGCAATCTGCTTCTGACCCAGCGACATGATCGCCAAGGTCGGATCGCCACCAGCGTTCCACGCCGATGCCACAGCGGCCTTCAGCAGCGTTTCGGTGAACGCGCGCTGCGTGCCGTTGGTGGCCGCAGTAACCGGATAGCCGGTCGTCGTGCCCGACAGCACCGGATTGACGCCGCCAGCACCGCGGCTGGCATTAGTACGCATGAACGCCAGCGCGCCCGCCGATTCGCCGGCCGTACCAGCTGCGGGGGGAACCGCCGCGAAGTTGCCGGTGTAACGCGCTTCACGATCGCGCTTCCATTCCTTGCCGGCCTTGGCAAGCTGGTAGGAATGCTCGTTCGAACGGCCCGCAGCCTTGACCGCCTGCTGCGTCGTGCTGGTGCCGACAACCTTGGTGAAGATCTGGGTATAGTTGCCCAGACGGGTCGTCGCAGGACGATTCTCGTTGCTGAGGTCGTCGCCCTGAATGGCCTTGTTGTTCGCATTGGCCGAAACCAGCGCGTCCGTCTGCCACTCATGGTACACCGCCGAAGCCGTCTCACGACCGATAGCGGTCACGAACGGAGTTTCGGTCGGCGAGATGTTACTGATGATGTCCGAAAGATCCTCGCGGTTGCCCACGCGGGTAACGGTCTGAATGGTATTCGATGGAACTGCCATGTTCGTTGGTCCTGAAAAGAAGGGCTAACCAAGGCGTCCGATAGCCAGCGCGGCGTCCTTAACATCGCCACTCGCTGCCAATCGTTGCCGTGCTTCGCGGTATCCCGTCTTTTCGCCGCTGCTAGGCTGGGCGGCGTTGGGCCGGGTCGTCCGCGCTTTCTTGCCATCTCGAACGCGCTGCATGTTGCGGGCTAGGGCTGCGTCGTACTTCGCCGCCTTTTCCTGCCAATCCGACACCTGACGAAGCGCCTTCAGTTCGCTGGCCGTTGCATGTCCGATCTGATTCATATCCAGACCCAACTTCTTGCCGGCTTCGATCGCCTTGCTGAAGAATTGTTCCCGCGTAGCCTCGTTCTGGACCTCGGGGATGCTCAACAGCTCACGATCGCGCTGCGCGACCTCTGCTTCGCTCATCGCGGTATCGGCGTCAGTGCCTAACGACGTTGCCTGCTGCATAAGCTCTTCATGCTGGGCCTTGGCATGGTCGTACTGCGCCTTCTGAGCAATATAAGCGCCAGGATCGCTGTATGCCAAAGCCGGATCGGGAGCCTGCGGGGCATAGGCTTCCGCAACCACCTTGATCTGCTCGGCAAAGCGCGCCTGCGCTACTGCGTCGGCACGGGCTGCTGCGGCTTCCGCCGTTCGCTGGGCCTCTGCTGCCTTCGTGGTTGCCGTCTGGACCTGGGAAGCCCTGCGGCCCTCCAGTTCGGCTACGTACTGCTGCGCCTCTTTGGGAAGCGCGGCAAACTTAGCCTTCTCTTCGGCAGTTAGGCTAACGGGGGCTTCGATGGTCCCGTGGGATTCGTCGCCCTCATCATCCTCATCTTCGCTGACATCGAGGTCTTTATCGTCCCCGTCGTCGCTCTGATCCTCGTCCTCATCGGCATCGTCACCGTTTCCAGCGTCCTGCCCCCGCGCTTCTACCCGGCGGATGTTGTCATCGTCGCCTAGGTTCAAATCACCAATTGCTGCGGCTGCACTGTCCATGTCATCAATGGGTGCGTTGCCGGCTTCTACGTCGAGATGGGCCATTAACTGCTCCTAAGTGCGCCGTAGCGCGGTTTTAATTATTACTATTGCTGTCAACGGCGACCGCAAATCCATCGCCCTGCGAAACTACAGAAACCGCCGTGGCCTGAGCCAATCCCTGCTGGAAGCCATTGCGCAATCCTCGCACAATCGCCTCAACCATCGGGTTTACCTGATCGGATGCGCCAACCAGCTCGATAATGCGACCTTCAATCAGGATATGATCCTTGCCAACTAAGTCGGTGACAATCTTTGCGAAGGCCGTGTCCATATACATCTCCATTACCGGATATTGGCAATCTTCTGCGTATGGCGGGTATCATTACCATAAATTTTGCCAGTTTCAATAACAGTCTGGAATTTACGCTCGATCTCGCGTGCGATCTTGTCCGCCATCGCGAGCGCCTTCAGACTATCCGTATCGCCGGGCTTCACATCGCCCACCTTCTCGAAATAATCGCGACGCAATGCAGTAAACATGTCGCGCAGGCCGTCCTCTTCGTAAAAGAAAGCTTCATACCGCTGACCACGCGCAACCTTGTCGGTGCCGTTGGCGATGCGCTGCTCAGCAACCAGTGCGATGTTGAAACGGTGGGCGAGGTAGGTGACGAGCCAGACTGCAATGTTACGCATCTAACGCTCCACCTTCACGGTTCTGCCCAATATTATCGCCCTGCGCCTGATTGCGGTCCGCAGCATACCGCTTGACCTCAGCCTCCCGGTCGATGCGATAAATGGCAATATCGGCCTCAGCAGACGCCTTATCGCGAGCCAGCGTAGCTTCCAGCGCCGCCTTCTCCCTCTGCTGCTCCATCTCCAGCGCATGACGCTCCCGCTGTGCCTGGATATCGGCGGCGTCCTTCTGCTGCTGCAACGTCAGCGTTGCCTCTGCCTTCTCGCGATCAAGCTGCATCTGGGCTTGCGCCTTCTGCTGCTCGAACTCCATCTTGGCCTGTTCGCGCTGCTGCTCAGCCTGTGCCGCTACAGCTTCAGGGTCGGGCTGTTCCTGCTCCTGCACGGGCTGGCCGTCCGGACCAATCTCGGGCGGTGCGTCAGGATCCTGCCAAAAGTCTGACCCCTGCCCGATACCTAGATCCCGCACTAGCCCGTCCATCGCGTGGAATAGCTGCTTGGGCTTCACCAACCCATTCTGAAAGCCATCGGCAAGGAAAGGCGCCAAGGCCATGCGCGCCTGCACCCGCTTGTCCTTGCTACCCGTCCCCAAGCCGACGCGGATAGCCAAATTGACATCCTCTGGCCACTTGGAGGGATCAACCAGCTTGTATTGCCCGTCAACCTTGATCTTGAACGGATCGCCCTCACGGCGGCGTAGGCGGTACGACTTGCCGAACAGCCGCGACAATCCTTCCGCGAAGTTGCGCGCAATATATTCTTCCTGCTGCTGCCCCTGCGCCTGCATCATAGCAGTGCCGGTCGCGGTCTTGTTGAGCGCGTCGGCGTCTAGGCCTTGGTTGAGACGGGTAATGCCGGTGCGCGATTCCCGCTCGCCCGTCATCCACTCCATGACAGTCAGCGACTTGCCCACGTCGAACGTGCTTTGATACGCCGTGACCGCGCCAACGTCCTGCACGCGGATCGGCGCGCCAGCGATAGGCGACAGCAGATCGTCGATCGTGTTCTCGCTGGATCCACGCTCCGCCACGATCGGTCGCGGCATGTTGGCGTTGTACATGCCATCGAACAACTGCCGCGCTACCGTCGAACGGGCAAGTTGGATGTCCATCACCTTGTCAGCCAGCGAATAGCCCACCAGCCGGTGCGGACGCGGAAACGGACAGAACACCACAAACGGCTGCTCGTCCACGGTCTCGATAGCATGCTCGCCATCAGCCCAACGCATCACGTCGCGCTCGACGCGAAACACCTTCACGCGCTCGGCAATGCCATCGCCATCGATGTCGATGCGCGCGTATTCCTCCCAAAGCTGCACCTGCTGCAACGCGGGCGTGCTTTCCGGATCGGGATCGTAACGATCGTCGTTGCGGCCATCGGGCAGGCGGCTGTACGTCGGTAGCGCATAAACCTGCTCGCGCTCGAACCCCATGTCCACCAGCTCGGAGCGCGTTTTGATCGACACATGCGCCAGATAATCTGCCTCGTCCTCATGGCGCGCACGCGCGGAGTAGCGAAACTCCTCTGCCGGCACGGCCTCCGCCACGAAGCGCTTGCGCCGCGTCTCGGTCTTCAGCGACAGCGTGAACGTGCCATCACCGTTGTCCTGCTGGTCCTCGATCTCGCCGTCGAACCCCTCCAACTCCACCGGATCCGCAATGGTCACGCGCTCACGCAGGACGCGCTCTTCATCCACCATCATCGTCTTAGTGACGCCGTAACGTTCCATCAGCCCGCACGTCAGCCAGTCGTGCAGCACCCGGTAGCCGTCCTGATCGCGCATGAAGCTGTAGCCGATAGCCGCGGTAGCCTCATCCGCCATCGCCTCGTCGGCTTCGTCGGTCGCCTCGAACTCCACTACCCTATCGCCGCTGATGAACGTCCGCAGCACGGACGGCACCATGTAATCGATCGTCTCCTGCACGTCCGGCAAGATGATCTGGCTGCGGCCCTCGACCTCGTTGCCGAACGGACGCGCCTCGTAATAATCGCGGGCAAGGTCCTGATACCCCCGCATCCGCTCCCATTCGCTGTCGGCGGCTTCGGACTCACGGACTAGCGCATCGACCAGCTCGTCCATGTCGATACCCGGCGCGGGCTCAGCGGGGATGTCCCAGCCGTTGAGAGTGGCAGTCTCGCTATCGAATGGTGCCATGCTCAAACAACTCCCCGGCGCAACTTGCTTAGGTCCAAAGCCCCGCTACCGGATTTTTCAGGCCGGATAGCAGCACTCTCAAAGCTCTTATACCCGTGAGAGAACTCATCGTGCAATGCGTAAGATTTGAACTGGCCCAGCTTGTCATCCCAAGCTTTGCGATAATTGTCCAGGCAAGCGATCAATCGCGCGCATCGTGTCTCGTCAATCCACACTTTAGCCAAGAACGACCGGCTAGCGTCAATACCGGCCTGCTCTGTATCAATGCGCTTCAGCACATCGATCGGCTTGATGCCGGCGCGCTCAGCATGCATCCGGCGCGTGTCGGCAACCTCAGTTAGAGACCGCTGATCGGCGTCGTGCGGCATGTAGTGCCGGCTGTAATTGTAGCCTTTGCGGTTCAATATGGCAGCGTAATGGTTGAATCCCTCGCCGCTGTTCTCGTAATAATCGATCGCGCGGCGCTCGAACCCGTGTTCCTGCCAGAACGTGATCGTCATGCTGTCGTTGAGGCCGAGATCCCACGTCGTGTAAACCGGCGCTTCCATAATCGGGATACGGCAGATGCGGCCCTCTTTCCGCATCTTGCGCATTTCAGTGCCGAAGTACGCCCCCTCAACGCTGGCCTCGAATGCTTCCTGAGGCGTCGAGGGATACTCGCGCTTCATGTCATCGCCTTGCTGCTCAGCCTTCTTGATATACCAGGCGACCTGCTCCTGGCGTAGCTGAATACCGTGCTTGTGCGCCAGATCCTCGAAATACGCCTGCCACTCCGACGTAACCGTCACGTCCTCATGCAGCTCATATTCCGCGCTGGTCCACCACGGCGCAAAATGAAACTTGAAGTCGAGCGCGGTCAACGTTGTACCGGCATCGGCCTTCTGCTGCGCCTTTTGCGTCAGATCGTAGAAATGCCCCGCCTGCCCCTCTGCCGTGCTTTCCACGACGATCCGCTGGCCTGCCTGCACCGTGTTAAACGCGCCAGAACGCACCTCACGGGCCTTCTCGGGGTATTTGGCACACAGCTTGCCGTATTCGCTCACGTGCAGCCTCTGGAGCGTCCCTGAGCGCAACGACGTGCCGACGCGGATGCTGGAGCCGTTGCTGAACTTCATGCTGTCCGCGGCGTCCTGCTCAGCCGACACCACGGCGCGGAACTCGACCGGCAGCTTGTCGTAAGCGAACTTGATCTTGTCCGCGAAAAACGCCTTGGCGTCGTTGAGATTGTGCGCGATCACACCGGCAGCAGTGTTGGGAATGAACAGACAGTCATCCAGCATGTCTATCTGGATGACTGTCGTAAATCCTTTTTGCCTCGCCTTAAGCACCACGTCCATACCGTGGCGTTCATCAATAAACTTCGCCTGATCTTCATTCATGCGGAACGGGACAGTGGCGCCGTTTTTATCCTTGATGCTGTAAAAACCGTCAGCCAAGCGATCACGCTTAGTTGGCCAACGCTTGGCCGCAAGGTTTAGGACTTGTGCCCCAGCCATGAGGCGGCCTCTTCGCTCATAGTGATGGTCTGCTTGACTTCAGACTTGTCTCGCCATTCGTCGGGATCTGCGTTCTTGAGTGCGAACATACGAGCCGTAACAGCCGGTCCGCTTTCCGCTCCAAGCATACCTTCTTCAAGCGCCGCAGTCCTGGCAGCTTTCCCTACGCGTACACTTTCCGAAAATTCAGGGTGCTGGTCCATCCATTCATTAACGGTAGACCGTGCAACGAGAATGCGACCAGCGAAAGCCGTCAGGGACAGCCCCAGCTTCATCGTCTCAATCACTTCCTCGCAATAGGAAGGATCATACTTGGTGGGGCGTCCTGCTGGCATCACCGGAAGATAGCCCTAATCAGCACCCGTGCCAAGTCCCTGCCTAGGCCCCAGCCGAGGCCGCGTTGGAAGTGGTGCCAGATCACTTCCCATCATCCCACATATGCACCCGCACGGCCTCGATGGCGGCAAGCGCTTCTGGTCGATAATATTTCCAGTCGGTGTCGCTCTCAACCATGGCAATCGCCCGAGCCACCCGCTCCACCAAAGCCTCGTCATCCAGGATCATGCTACTCTCCCTTTCGGTGGGTGGGGGTGGCAAAGCGAATGCGGGCTTTCGTGGCGATGGTTGCTGTCGTTTCAGCAATGGCGTTCAACACCACGATGTCGATACGTCGCTCCAACGGCATGCGTTCGAAGCGAAGCTTGTCGATGATTTCAATCACCGCCCCGCCTCCTTTTCGAGAGCGCGCCGTGAACGTGATGGATCTATAACATCGTCTCTCCAACCCAAAATAACACCATTATGAGCAAGGAGCATTTTTACACCTATTGATTCTTGCTCCTGAGTTAAAAATGCAGCGTTATACCTCATTACACCATCAGCCTGACGCTTGAGAGTGGCAGTCTTCACATCTATTCTAATAATTTCGGTGTCACGAATAGCTATCAAGTCAATAGGCCCGCTTGGGCAAACGTTTTTGAAAACTTGGTAACCCTGAGTCATTAGCCATATCGTTGCTGTCATTTCATGTATGACACCCTTATAGCACCCAGAAAGTTCGTTTACGCTCTTGCCTTCATCAATGGGCGTTTCCGGGACTTGGGCGACGTTGCGGATGCGCCAGCCGGGCTGACCGTTGAGCTGACCATCCTTGCGCGCCCAATTTCCCCATGAAGAACCAGGGACTCCGGGAAAGCGCTGGTCATTCGCCGTCGCCAACCAATGGTCATTGTCCGCATAAGTCCCTGCGTTGAGTTGCGCGACCTTCATGGCCACGACAGACCCATCCTCATGCACAGCCTCGATCGGCTCGTCCCAGCGGATCATGCTGCCTCTCCCATTTTAATGGCGCGGGCGACTTGCTGCCTCGCGATGAATGCCGTCAGATGCGGTTCGTCTTCGCGGAGGACTTCGCCAGCCTCCACGCCCAAATCGTTGATCGGGACACCTTCATCGAAGCCGAAGTCGCCGTTGTGCAGGAAAGAGACGAACGCATCGCAGGGATTGCACAAGCGGTAGGTGTAGAACTCGCCATCCGACATGCCGGTGTGGCTCCAGTGCTGCTCACCGATAGCGATGACGGACCTACATGCCTCGCACGTATGCGGCTTAGCAGCGATCGGTTGTGTTGAACGCCAAAAGCTCATGCCCCATTCTCCAATTCGAAACGATCTGCGCGTCCTGCCTCGAACGCTGCGACCAGCTTGTCCCTCTCCGGCATGTCCTTGGCCATGAGGTCGGTGATGAGTTGCCTAATGTCGAGTTCGCGGACGATAGCGCGCGCTTCTTCTTGCGTATGGCCACTAGCTGAAACAGCAGCATGGCGAATTAGCGCCTCACAGCGCGTCTGAAGCCCCTGGGTGTCCTGTGACAGCTGATTTTCCGTATCGGCGTCTGGCGGTGCCTTTTCGGGTCTTGTGGGGGCATCTGAGGCGACGTTGCGAATGATCCACTGCGTTCCCGTCGTGCCATCCGGGCGAGCCCATATCCTGCCGCCATTATCGTATTCGATTAACCACGGCATTTTGCCGCCATCGTTCAAAACAATAGCTGCGGGTTTGATTTCACCTTTCGCGTTAAAAGCCTCGATCGGCAAATCCCAATCCACAATCATCCCACCTCTCCCTGTCTGCCACTCGCGCCGTTGAGGGCGTCCTCTGCGATTGCTTTTGCAATCAACCCGCCAACTGAGCCGAAATCACTACTCGCAATCTCCCGCAGCGCCGCCTCGTACGCCGCCAGCCGTTGGAGTTTGATCTTCCGGCGTGCGGCGTAAGCTGCCTGTTTTTGTGCGTTGGTTAGGGGCATTAGAAATCACCTTGAGTGTGTGCGATACCATGACGAATGCCGCATCGATCGCAGATACATTCTTTGGGTTCTACCCAATGGCCCAACGCCTTGCGAACCACGTTGCGCCAGTCACTCATCAGCACGGCATTAGGATGTCGGGCCGCAATCAGCGAGCCAAGGTTGCGCTCCGTAAGCTGGAGCGCGTCACGCATGGCCTGCTTTTGATTGATGCGGCTCACTGGCCGCACCGGGAAAGCTGATCGGCCTTGGCGGACTCTGCGATAGCCTCTTCTGCTTCCTGACGGCTATCGAACGAACCGTAAGCGCACATGCTGTTGGTGTTGAGGATCTTGAAGGTTTCGCCGGTCTGGATCACTGCGTAGGTCATCGTCTGTCTCCGTCTTGTAGCACCCCTTCTACATCCAGTTAGATAACCCGTCAACAGTTATCTCACCCACCACCAACTTTTTTCTCACCCCACAACCACGGCAGGGGGAGGGGGGAGGGGGAGGGGTTATATCCACGTCTCGATATAGCTCGCCCGCAACCGCCACCATCCATCGCAACGCAGCCGCTGCATCGACCGCCGTGGTGCGATCATCACCTGATGCCCTGGGGGTAGCCATGTGCCGTCTCGGCAGTCGCGGGTGGGGGAGCGGCGGGTGGTCATTGTTCCTGAATAGCCCTGCGTATCTCGGTCAGCACTCCGTCGATCGCCATCAGGCGGTCATCCAGCTCGCTCAATCGGTAGGATACCAGCAGCGCGGCCAGTGCAATCGAGTCTCCCGCTTCAGCTTTTTGGCTTAGCATACGGGCAACTTCGGTGGTCTTCATCGTCCTCATTTCTCTCATTGCTGGAAACCCGTCGTTACCCCTCATTTTCGTCCTCATTCCCCCGCCCCCTCTTTAGAGGGGCGGGGAATGAGGAAATGAGGAATGACGGATTTCCGTGGGTTTCAAAATCATTATCTCATTCAATCTCATTCGATATAGAGATTATGAGGTAATGCTCAAAACACGATTTGCGGCTTCTCGATTGACCTGCAAACCCTTCGCTGCGCGCCCTTGGATAGGGTCACGAAACTCGCACTCCGACACGACGCCAGCTTCCATCAAATGCGCTAGCAGCTTGCGGGATTCGGCTTCTTCGGTGCCCATCATGTCGGCAATCAGATAGCCGATCCAGCGCTTGGAATTGTTAGCCTTGGACTTGCCGAACGGCATGTCGGTGGCTGTGCCGTCTTCCTCGACAAAGCCATCTTCCATGGCCGATAGCAGCCGCAGAACTGCGTCCGGCGAATATGCCGCGATACCGTCCGGATACCACGGCTTCAGCGCCCCGACCTCATCACCGCCCTCGCTGTCGTCGCGCGGGCCGTTCTGAAGCACCACGGAAATCTTCTCGAACCACGTACGTCCACCAATCAGCGAATTGTTGGATTTTGCATCGTCGTACCGAACATAGCGGAAGCGGTTTTCCTCTTTAACGCTGAGGTCGCTGGCTTCTGTCTTGGACATCACGAACAGCGTTGCCGCCAGTCGCGCCGAATTGACGATGGCGCCACCACCACGAATCACGTCCGCGCTGCCCGCCTTGTCCTCAGACCCCTTGGTGGTGTGATGCACCAGATAGACCGCGGCACCTGTCGGCCGGGCGATCTTGTCACGCCATATTTTCATCGCCCACTTGGTATCACCGTTGCTATTCTCGTCGCCGTCAAACGTCTCCGCGAACGGATCCACGATCACCACGTCAATCTTATGGTGCTTGATGACATCGACAAGCTGATCGACCAGCGGCGTGGCAACCAGCATCTTTTTCTTCTCGTCGGGCTGTGACATCAAAATATTTTCCGGCGCATCCGCCAGCATAATCATGCCACGATCCGCGTCGAACTCCATGACCGATCGAGCGGCAACCATGCGCCGTCGCTGTTCATGAATGTCGTCCTCTGCGTTGATGACCAGCACGCGGCACTTGCGCTTGGGCTGCCATTTTCCCCACGGCTTACCTGCCGCCAGCATCAAAGCCATCTGAAGCGTAAACACCGACTTGCCGGTGCCACCAGGCGCTGCAAGGATGTGCGTGGATCCTGCCAGCAACGCACCGGGAATGATCCACGGGCGCAACGGTATGTCCGCTTCCTTGAAGTCCATGGCATCCACGAACGAGATAGCGCATGGCGGCGCTGCGGCCGGCGGCTCGGGACGGTTTGCGAAATCTATCAAACCTTGCCGGAACGTCGCGGCGACGGCCTCGACACCCTGCTCAATCATCTGGCCGTTGAAGTCGTCGTCCCCGCTGGCAAGCTGCGGCGGAGCAATGACCGGCACCCCCAGTTCCGCACCAAGCTGCTCCATGGCGGACAGGCCCTTGCGATCCGCAGCGATAACCACGCCAACACCGGCGGCGATCATCTCGCGTGCGATATTCTCGACCTGACCCGCGCTGAAGGCGATGCACACCTTGTCGGGCACGGCCTCATAGATGGATGCGCCTGTGGCGAACCCCTCACAGATCGTGACGCGGCCGAAACCTATGCCGATGTAGAAGCGCGCGCCGACTGTGGGTGCGTCCTTCTGGAACCGCTTGGTGCCGTCCGGCGCGATCGACTGGACGTTGATGATGTCGCCATTGGCGTCCCACATCGGCACAAGGAGATTATCACCCTCCATACGTGCCCCGCATGGCGCAACATGCTTACGCTCCAGATAGCCTTGCGTGCCTTCAACGTCGCGCGCCCGATCCCATCGACGGTTCGCCTGCTCGATGGCGGCTTTGCGTAGCTGCTGGGCAATGGCTTCCTGCGCCGCCAGCCATTCCTTGCGCTTCTGCCGGTCGGTATCGGACAGCTCGATAGACTGACCGCCGGTCAATCGGCCCACGGCCTCGGCAATGGTAATGTGCTCGATCTTGGAAACGAAATCGATCACATCACCATGCGCGCCGCAGCCGAAGCAATGCCAATGCTCATCCGATTCTTTGAACTTCAGGCTCGGGCTGTTCTCGTTGTGGAACGGACATAATCCCTCATACCAGCCGCTGTGTTTGCGCAGCTTGATTGTGCGACCAATCACCTCATCAAGCGGGTAATTCTGCTTGATGGCGTCGAAGTCGTGACCTTTCATGCCGCCGACCCCTGGAGGTAGTCGGATAGCGCCTTTACAGTCGCATATGTCGGCTCGTTGCCCCGCTTAATGAGGTTGTAAATCTTCATATAAGGCACGCCGCTGCGCCGGCTTACCTCCATCAAATTGCGATCCTCCAGCTTGTCCTTGATGTCGGTGGGCGTCAGCATGTTTTTCCCTCGCGCTAAAATTGTTGCTTGACTACTAACGCGAGCCGCGTTCATAAGCAACCCCGCAAGAGAGAAAGGAAACCAAATGAGCGTCCTTGCCACTGGCCGGGTATCGACCCGGCGCCCCTTGATCGCAACGCTGGTAGGCGGTCCCAATACCGGAAAATCGTCCCTCGCCTGCACCTTCCGTAAGCCGTACCTGCTGAGGACCGAGGGTGAGAACGTCCCCAGCGATATTCCCGATGCCCGCCTGCCTGCCGGCCCTGAAGAGCCTATGGCAGATGCAGCCGAGCTGTGGACGCAACTCAAGGCTCTACACGAAGACGAGCACGACTTTTCCACGCTGATCGTGGATAGCACGTCCGGTCTGGACGAGATGTTCGCAAATCAGGTGATGAAGGACAGCGGCAAGAACACGTTGGCCACTGCGCTTGGCGGCTATGGCGCCGGCTATGAAGCCGTTGCCGCGATGCACGGCCGGGTGCGCAAGATGGCAGAGATCCTGCGCCGTGACCGCGGTATGTCCACGATCTTCATCGCGCATTCCGACATCATCCGTCTGGAGCCGCCGGACAGCGAGGGGTACACATCGCACAGCCTCCGCCTGCACAAGAAGTCGATCCGGCATTATGTCGATAGCGTCGATCTGGTCGGCTTCATCAAGCAGGAAACCATCCTCAAGGGTGAGGAAGGCCAGAAGAAGGCTATCACCACCAACAACCGCGTGCTGGTGGCGTATCTCACCCCCGCAAACGTTAGCAAGAACCGCATGGGCATCACAGAGGATCTGCCGTTCGAGTTTGGCGAGAACCCGATTTACCGCTGGATGAAGGAGCGCGCCGCTCCTGCCGCCGCGACCACTGTCAACGAAGAAGAGGAAGCATAATATGTCGTTTTGGGATCTTAGCGAAGGCGGTAGCGCCGTCAGCACCGAGAAGGAATACAACGCCGGTGGCGGTGACTTCGAACCCCTGCCAAAGGGCACGTCCGTGCTGGCTTTGGTGGCAGATGCGGCATGGAAGGCCGTCTATCAGCGCGACGAGAAGTTCGTGAACGTCAAGTGGCAGGTCGTGAAGCCGGAAGCTTATGCAGGCCGCATTCTGTTCCAGAAGCTGTTCGTATCGGATGCCGATCCCAACACCCCGCCCGAAAAGATGCCCGCCAAGCGCGACAAGCACAAGAAGATGCTGATGGCGATCGACGCCAACAGCAAGGGCCGACTGGCAAAGCTGACTACCGCCCCCACTGACGATGAGTTGGCGCTTGCGCTGACCAACTCGCAAGCTGTGCTGACGCTTGGCGTGTGGGACAAGGACGATGGCGCAGGCGGCAAGACGCCTGGGGGAAATTGGGTGCAGGCGGTAAAGCCGAAGTCTGCGCCGGTGACCGAAGTGCAGAGTAAGGCGAAGCCGAAGCCGACCCAGGGTTTTGCAGAAGATCTGGACGACGACGTTCCGTTTTGAGGGGGAAGTACAATGAAACAGCAGTGGCACACAGCGGCTTCGCCGGAAGGCATTCCGCTTGATACCAAAATTGACGATGCAAACGGTTGCCGCAATGAGCAGCAGCTTATGCGCAAGGGTAATTTGTGGTGGCAGGCTGACGGGTCGATGTACGTCTATTATCGTCCCACACATTGGAAGCATCCTGCTTAACCACCCCTGACCGGACGCCGCCCCGTAGCAAAGGGCGGCGCGAGGATGAGGAAGAGTGGAGAGAAGAGATGATAGCTAGACCAATTGCGTGGATGGTCAAATGGACCAAAGGCAAGAGCATGTACGTGCATTGCCACGATGACGAACCAACTGCGCGTGACCAAGCACGTATAATGAAAGGCGTTGTAACTCCGCTCTATGCGGAAGCGCCCGCTAGATCGCTGCGTGATGAATTTGCCAAGGCGGCGCTGCAAGTCATTGCAGCACAATATGCTGATGGCTCGCATCAGTTTGAAAGTGCCTTGCACGTTGCACGGAATGCGTACTTGCTGGCTGACGCCATGCTTGCTGTTCGGGAGTCGGAATGATGGCGCAAGACAGTTGCCGCGTAGCGAAACTAGAAAATGGCGGAATACATCCGTGGTTCATTATTGAATGGACGCCGACCAGCGACGGTATGCGCACTAGGATTTGCGATGGCTGGTATGCCACCAAGGCTGAAGCCCAGAAAGCATGCGATTGGAAAAATAGGCCATGAACTTAGTAAACCGCCTTCATTACGCCGCTGGTTCTGATCGCTTGAAAGACGATTGGAGAACACAGCGATTATTAAACGAGGCTGCTCGCGCTTTAACCGCTGCGGATAATGCTTCTTTTCGTGTTGGCTATCGCGACGGCGTAAAGGCGTCTGCAAGTGTGTGTCAGCACGTTAGAGAAATTGTAGGCGCTACAACAGGCAGTTCTATCGCGATGGCTCTTGCTGAAGCATCAGATCGCATAAGAAAACTTGAGCCTGAAAGTCAGTTAGCCGCTCTGGCAAAGAAAGTTCGGTCATGACCGCCCCCCAACGCTCCTCCGAATGGTTCGCCGCCCGCAAGGGCCGCGTCACGGGCAGTTCCGTTGGCGGCATCCTTGGCATCTCGCCTTTTACCACGCGCGATGCAGTGATGCGTGCGATGGTTCGCGAAGCCATGGGGGCTCCTAGCGAATTTCCCGATCCAGTGCCGCCGCCGGTGGCTTGGGGAACCGCAATGGAATTGCATGCCATTGCAGAGTTCGAGATGGTAACGAGCGAACTTGTGACGCCCGCGCCGTTCGTACCGTATGAAGATTGGCTTGGCGCTAGCCCAGACGGTTATGTCAGCGACGGCAAGCTTATCGAGGTGAAGTGCCCATACTTCCTGCGCAACGATCCGACGCCAGCATTTATCCAACCCGCCGATCTGCCGCATTACATGGCGCAGATCCAGGTGCAGCTATTCGTCACGAACTATCCGGCTTGCTGGTTTTTCCAGTGGTCGCCGCACGGCTACAGCAATAAGCTGATCCACCGTGACGAGGAATGGCTGGCCTCAAATCTGCCGCGGCTGAAGCAATTCTGGGCTGAATATATCGAGGAACTGGATAATCCAGATCACCTTCAGCCACTGCGGACGGTGATCGACACTCCCGCCGCCGCCCTCATGGTGGCCGAATACGACCAGCTATCCGAAGCAATCGACCTTGCAACGGAACGCCGCAAGGATTTGCTGGCGGAAATGGTGGCGCTCGCGGGGGAGCGGAACGCTGTGTTCGGTGGCCGCAAGCTGACGCTGACCACGCGCGCTGGCTCCGTGTCTTACGGAAAAGCGATCAAGGAATTGGCGCCGGGGGCGGATTTGTCGAAGTGGACGGGGAAGCCGTCGAGCTATTGGGGGTTGAAGTGAGCATTTGGCAAGAAAGCCATAGGGCTGATCCGTTTTCTTGTGACGTGGCAGACCGTCATTATTCGCGTCAAAAGATTGGTTCGCCTCAGTTTGTACCGCCTGGGCGATGCTATGTTTTGAAGCGGGATCTTGGAAGTGACAAAAAGGCAGTGTGGGTTACGTCGTGGCCCTTTGCCGAATATGTCAAGCATGCATGGGCGGGTGCTTGGGTAAACACTTTTTTTAGAAATGAAAACGCCGGTTTGTCCAGTGAACTTATTATTGCTGCTATTGCCGACACCCGAAATAAATGGTCGCCTCCTGATTTGGGAATCATAACATTTGTTTGCCCTAAACGAGTCAAGCCATCGATTGTAAGAGGCAAGCCCATGTGGGGTTATTGCTACAAGAAAGCAGGATTCGAACACGTAGGCTACACCAAGGGTGGATTGTGGGCTTGGCAAATGTTGCCTAAAGATATGCCGGCGCCAAGCCATCCGGGTCTGCTGTGATGCTACGCCCCTACCAACAAGCAGCCTGCAACGCCGCCCTAGACTACATGCGGACCACCACCAGCCCGTGCCTGATCGACGCAGCGCCCGCAGCCGGCAAGAGCCACATGATCGCGCATATCGCTGACCGGCTGCACGCCATCAGCGGCGGCAAGCGCATCCTGTGCCTCGCGCCAAATGCCAAACTGGTGCATCAGAACAAGGAAAAGATGGACCTGACCGGGCATAAGTCGTCCATCTTTTCCGCCAGCGCTGGAGCAAAGAGTACCCGGCATAACATCGTATTTGCCACCCCCGGCACCGTCAAGAACGCCATCAGCCGCTTCAACGACGGCAGTTATTGTGCGGTCGTCGTAGATGAGTGCCACGGCATGACGCCCACTATCCGCGCCATCATCGACGCCATGCGGGTGGGCAATCCCAACCTGCGTGTGCTGGGTCTTACAGGCACGCCTTACGTCCTCGGGCGTGGCTATATCTTTCGCCAACACCCGAACGGCAAGGTTAACGGCGACGATCTGACCCGCGACCCATATTTTACCAAGGCAGTGTATCAGGTGTCCGCTCGCGAGATGCTGGATGCCGGCTACATTACACCCATGGTCGTCGGCGCGATTAACACGGACGCTTACGATACCTCCGGGGTTGTCCTGCTGCCTAACGGCCATCTAGATGCTTCGACGGTCGAACGCGCTTTCGTGGGCCACGGACGCCAGACTGCGCATGTGGTGGCGGATGTCGTGACGCAGGCTCAACACAGGAAGGGTGGTGTGATGCTCTTTGCCGCCACTGTGGCGCACGCGCATGAAATCATGGCCAGTCTGCCGCCGGGTAACTCCGTCATGGTGACGGGCGACATGGACCCGGCCGCGGAGAAGCGGGCTGTGGCGGCTTACAAAGCGCACCGGGTCCGCTACGTCGTCAGTGTCGGGAAGCTCACCACCGGCTTCGACGCGCCGTGGACTGAGATCATCGCGGTATTGCGCTTCACCGAATCCGCCACGCTGCTAACGCAGATCCTGGGGAGGGCATGGCGGCTGTTCGAAGGCAAGCGAGACGCGCTGTGGCTGGACTATGCAGGCAACGTCGAACGGCATTTCCCCGATGGCGACATCTACAAACCCACTATCAAGGCAGGCAAGGCCGCTGAAGGTGGTGACGGCATCGAGGCAGAATGCCCCTCCTGCGGCTATGCCAACAATTTCACCGCCACGCCTGACGGTTCCCAATACAAACTCGACAAGCATGGCTACTGCCTCGACGTGTGGGGTGCGCGGGTGGAAACCGAATATGGTCCCATGCCGGGACACTTCGGCCGGCGCTGTAACGGGCTGGTCAAGATCGGCCCGGAGTACGAGCGCTGCGGCTATTATTGGACCTCGAAAGAGTGCGAGGCGTGCGGCGAAAAGAACGACATTGCCGCACGCTTCTGCCGGTCCTGCAAGGCAGAAATCATCAACCCGAACGACCGATTGGTTCTGCAATTTGAAGCGCTGAAGAAGGACCCCTATGCTCCGCAAACTGATGTCGTACTTTCTGTGTCTAGGAAGGATTCCGTGTCACAGCGTGGAAATCCGGTAGTGCGGGCAGATTGGGTAACGCCGTATCGGCGGTTTGCCACCTTTCACCAGCCCGAAGCAACCTTTGCGAAAGCCCAGAGGGACTGGCAGCGCTTTGACGAGGCAACGCGCCACGGGCAGCCCGAGACGATTAGTTACGTCAAGGAAATGAACGGGTTTTTTCGCGTGCTGGCGTTCAACGAACCGGCCGACACCGTACAGGAGATGGCGGCATGATTGCAGCACTCTACGTCGAAACAGATGGCGCCTATTTCGGCATTCCCGGCATCGACCCATGGGACGAGAAGCGCGATGCTCGTCGCTACGAAGGACCGCATCCGGTTATTAGCCACACGCCGTGCCCACGCTGGGGCAAGATGTGGTTTGGGCAGCCGCTGACAGTAAAACGTACCGGCGTCAGGAAGAAATTGGGCGACGACAACGGTTGCTTCGCTCACTCGCACCGTATCGCATCTAGATTTGGCGGGGTGATCGAGCATCCTTGGGGCAGCCATGCCTGGCCGCATTTCGGCATCGCCGTACCGCCACGTGAAGGTGGCTGGATCAGCTCTGGTCTGTTTGATGGCGGCTGGACCTGTTGCGTCGAACAAGGGCGATATGGTCACTATGCACGCAAGCCTACGCTGCTCGTTGTCTACGGCGTGCATCCGAGTAAACTTCCCGATCTTGACTGGGGTATTGGCGAACCACGGCTGGATCCTGCTGTAATTGAACGCATGGGACTTGCTCGGGCGAAGCGGCTTGGAGAAGTTGGAAGCAAAGGCGGCGGTACTGATTCCAGTCCGCGTATTCACACACCTATAGCCTTTCGTGATTTATTAATTTCTATTGCAGAGAAGGTCGCATGAAGTTTCCCCCATGGCTACCCGTCTACGGCGACCAGTCGTTTCGCGGTAAATGCTTCCTTGAGCATATCGAGCAAACCTCGATCATCAACCGTATCCGCCGCGAGCATCCCGAAACCTGGGGGCGGCTGGTGCTGCACCCGCGGAACGAGGGTCTGAAGCAGGGCGGGCAATTCTCGACTGTCGTCAAGCACAAGGCTGAGGGCATGGCGGCGGGAGCGTCTGATGTGGTTATCCCTGCCTCACCCAGCTTCGTTTGCGAGATCAAGCGTGCCGACCACACGCAGTCTCATTGGCAGGAAGGGCAACTGGAGTACCTTCAGGCTGCGCAGGATGCCGGGGCTTTTGCGTGTGTGGCTTTGGGGGCTGTGGCGGCGTGGGAGGCATTCACGGTATGGAAGTCCGCCCTGTAACATGGTGGCTACACCAGTACCTCACTGGTATCCTCCCCGCAGAAAAAATCCCCCCAGCCGTCCTGAGCTGGTCGCGCTTCTTCATCTTCGAAGGCGCGCGCGAGATCGTTATGATGGATGACAAGTACGAAAGAATAGCGGCGCTGGCAAAGATACCGGCGCCGCTTCGTGTGACGGTGGAAGATGAGGTTAGGAGGCTGTGGCCTATACGCGCCTTACTTTAGGCTGCGCATGATCTTGTCCAGCACCTCGTCACCCGCCCCAGCCACAACCAGCAACGCCGTCATCAACCGCGGATCCTTCGTCTCACCTGCCACAGCCTTAAGGCAATTTCGCACCACACGCGCATTCCTGACACGCTGCGATGCGAGATACGCCGATACGGCTTCGTCGGGGTAGTTGGTGGTGATCATGCTACAGCCTTCCAAGCTGAGCGTTCTACTTGTTCGGTCCAGCGCTGTAGCTCTTGATCGCAAGCGTTGCACCAGAGGCAATGCCGGCGGTCGCCATCAATCTGCCACCGCGTTTCGTCGCCAATGAACACGCGGGTGTGCTCAGGATCTATCGCGCACCGGCCGATGACCGAATATCGGTGCCAGAAGCCTTCGACTTCAGTCAAGTGCTGTGCCCAATCAGGAACGTGCGCGAACACAGTGGCAGACTTGCCGCCCGTCAAGACACCCCACAGACGCGAGCCAGAAAACCAGTTCTCATCGACTTCCTTGCGGCCAATATACAGACACCCATCCTTCCAACGGTAAACCAGTGGAAGATCGTTCATCCAGCGCTTGTTACGGGTCAGCCATTTGCGAAGGTTTGGGCTGTATTTATCGCCTGTGAGTTTCCAAGGTTCTGTAGTCATAACAGCCAATCCAGAAGGCAGGTGACGAGGTAGCCGATCGCGCAGGCGGTGAACGCCAGAACGACGGCCAGTGATAGCCAGAAGGCTAGTTCGGTTAGAAGGCGGGGGCGGGTCATTGCGGTGCCTCGGGGAGGGGCATCCAGTGGGTGGGTGCGTCATCAGCATCTTCTTTTCCGTCGAGGGGAAAAAAGAACATGCAGGACGCGTTGCCGAAATCGGCGTCTAATATCCCCCATCGTTTTGCTGCATATCCGCCAACGCGAGCGACGTGCATGCTACGATCCCGTCGCAAGACCAGTACCGCCTCATTGTAAGGCGCCGTCTCAATAGGTTGCCACTGCGTCACGACCACCCCCCCTTATCAACCTGTTCCACGGTGCGTCCTGGATACGGAAACGTCCCCACAGCAGCACGTGCCGGTCCCTGTTCGTATTTCCTGAAGACACCCACCGTCGCCACCTTGAGCTGGTATCGGTGCTTGACCGATCGGACCAGCGACGGAAGACAGCTAAGATGATTGGCAATCTGGCGCGTGTTCCAGTCGGGATGCGCCTGATGCGCGGCGATTATGCTGGCCTTGCGGCCACCGTAGCTGTATCTCACGCCGCCACCCCATGCCGCGCTTCCCACGCCGCCATAGGAACGCCCATAACCTGCCCAGAACGGATCCGCGCTTCGAGCAGGTTGCGGCACCCTTCCTGCGACTGTGCGCGGCTGATCTCGACGTTGTAGGAATCGATGTTCGCCAACCGCTCGTTATGCGGGATGGCGCGACGAATACCGGCAGCATTGAGGTGCTTGATCCGGTGATGCAGGACGTGGACGTTGATGTAATAACCGTCCTCGCGCATTTCCTTGAGCGCCGCGAACGCGCTGTTTTCCATAACGTATTCGTCAATGATTTCGATGGTGGGGAGCATCACAGGTTATCCAGTTCTTTCATGGTGAGCCAACGGCCATCAGGCCGAACGTCGTGTCCTTTTGCCTGCATGACACCTAGTCGGTGCGTCCATGCCAGCATGAGGGGGTTGGGTGCATAGCGCATTGCCCAAGGCAGCCGATCAACCGGCACGCCATTGTGCTGCGCTACGATAGACAGAGATTCCGGGGTGCGCGGATTAAGGCCGGCTTTCCACGTAAACCCTATCGCTCGAAACGGGCAGGGAGGGCCGTATGTCATAAATCCCCGTCTGGTTTGCGGCCTCGGTGAAAGCCTTCGCTGTCCTCCCAGCCTTCAACGGTGTTGATGTACAGGAAATACAAGCCGCCGATCAGTGCGAGGCCGGCGATGATGTAGACGATCATGGCATTCTCTCCTGTTTTATTATTACGGAAGATCGTTAAGCCTCATCCTCCCAAGGCACGCTGTACATGTACATAAGCACCAGCATCAGGCAGCCGGATATGACGGCCAGGATGAGGAGCAGGGTGTCGATTGGGGTCATGCGGTCAGTTCCTTTTCTAGATCGTGAAACCGCGGCTGACGCTTGCCCCTGGTGCGCGCCAGAAGATCTAGGCTGTGCCAGTAGATCTTAGGCACACCGTTCTTGCGCCAGTTTTGCCAGCCACGCGGGCTTAGGTTGTAATGGGTGCAGATCGCCGCTTTGCCGATCGCGTCGAGTGCCGAAGCGTGAGGGTGTTTGTCAGCCATACGCATCATATGCGCCTACCAACCGGTGCACGTCAACAAAAAAAGTGCACATCATGCGTTGACAGGCCGCAAGATATGCGCCTACAAGCGGTTCAACAGCAAGGGACAACGAACATGGCGCTTTCATTTGATACGAACTTCATCGGGCACGAAGGCCAGGATAGCGTGATTGTCCGCGGTTCGATGCACCATGCCGTTATGACCGTTTCTGAGTTCGAGGAATGGCTTCGCTTTGAGGATTGCAAACATGGCGCTTGGACTGGCCCTGCGGTTTCGCAGACGTGCCTGATCCGGCGCAGTGACGGTTCGGTTCGTTCGACCGCTATGCGGCTCGCAAGCGAAAACTTCGAACCGGTTTACTGATAGTAGCGCGCCGGGGCTTATCCCCCCGGCAACAAGGAGACACCCCATGAACACCCTCCCCATCCGCGAGATTGACGAGCTGATCGCAGCACACCGCCGCAACGTTGCAGCGATGCGCGCTGAAGGCGCCAGGAAGTACGGCAGTGCCATCAACGGCCCGTACACCGGTGCCGCTGGTGTCGAGCAGTTCCGTGCTGCGCCTTTCTACGGCAACCCGCTGTGATCCTCGACATTCCTACCAACGCCGACATCATGCGCTCCGTCCATGATGCACAGGCACGGCTTGGGCTGGAGCCTGAGTACGCTTTCGCCCACCATTCGACCACATTCGACGTCGAGTACCGCGCGGCACGTCGCGCGCTCGATGCAATTCGACAGGAGTTAATCTGATGGAACCTCGCAAGCGCGCCAGCTTTGGCGTTAAGAAGACGGGCTATGACGCCCTCTACAAACCCAGCCTCTCGCAGTGGCAGAAAGAAACGATGAGCGATCTCTATCCCATGGAGCATCATGGCGATCGACTGCCTCATGAGAGCGGCCTGTTCCACGTAGGCGTGATCGAATTTGCGGTTCTTGCGGTCGTCGTCGTCGTGGCTGTCGTGATCGGGATTTCTCTGTGATGACCGCCGCAAGCAACGAGGTGGTGGCTCGCGGTATAATGCGCCGGGCTCGGGTCGCCCAAGCGCTGCGAGCAATCGAGGAAGGCACCCGGCTCGACGATCTGACGGACGACGAAATCGACACGATTATCGACGCTGCGACCGACCACCGCATCGCCCACTCCGATCCCCGCCCGGTTGCGGAAGGCCTGCGGGAGGCGATTATCGCGGCGATCACGGAAGCGGATGGCCGCTTCGGATACTCCTATCGCCTGACGAAGATGGATGAGACCGGCGAGGAACACACTCTGTTCATGGATGGCTTCGAGCCTGCGGTCTTTGAGGATCGGGCAGATGGTTATCCGGTGCTCGAGCAGCGCCGCAACACATTGCGGACAGACGCCATTCTTGCCGCCCTCGCCACCCATAGCCCCGCACCGATGGCGGGGGAGGGCTGGCATCTCCAGCCGGTTGGTGATCCGGTATCTCTCAACGAATGCCCGCCTGGACCGTTCGAATTCAACGGCAGCTTGGGCTTCAAGACCGAATACGGCGCGGCAAAATGGCTTCCCGAACGGGACGCTTTCACGGTGTCGCACTGGCCTGATCCGTATGTTCTCGACAGCGGAGAGGCTTTCTGGGGAGGTGTGTCCGGGCAAGAGGCCCGTGCTGCCCTTGTTGTTCAGCCGCTAGCCGTCGCCCACCCTTCGACGCAGGAGGGTTCGCGATGAGCCACCTCCACGAGGAACTTGAAGCGGCCGAGGCGCGGGTAAGCGCACTCAGGCGGCAACTGGCGGCAGAACCATGCGCCGCTCATGGCTGCGACATGCAGTCGTATGGTGGCGCAAATGCTGGTTGCGGCGACGGCTGCAACTGTTCGGTTCCGGTCAACGTGTGCAGCAAGTGCGGCGACTGTGACTATGGCGACAACGCGGAAGCGACTGAGGTCCGCCGCAAATGTGCGGAGATCGCAGCATGACCTCTTCCCCCACTCCCGCTGTGCTGCCCGATGCGCGGGCGCGTGAAGTGCTTGCGGATGCGCGTATAGCTGCCGGCAACTTGTTTGGCGATTGTCCCGAGCCGATCGCTATCGCTGCCATGCTCGCCTTCGCCAAGGAAGCCACCCCGCCCGCGAGCGATGCCGCGGTTCCGGCGGGGGAGCCCTCTATTGATCCACGTGGCGTGCAATGCTTCACATGCGGGAAGTGGGTTGAATCAACATCGGGCGGGCACTGTGTTACGTGCATCAGATCGTACCGTGTTGCTGCCGACCTTGGGACCACGGTTCCGGCTGGGGAGGTGGAACACGTGATTGCGTCCATATCCCCACACTGGTTCGCCACCGACTTCAATCATCGGCAGGCATGTAACGCCGTTCGGAAAGCCATGCTCGCCGCAGCCCCCAAGGTCGCAAGCGACACCGGGGCGATAACGCAGGAATGGTGCCTCCGGATGGCGGATTTGGAAGCCGGGCAGGAGATTGGGGCGGGTGCGCTCGATCATCCTTTGCGCACCAAGTGTGAGTTGCCGCCAGCCGGTTGGGTTTGCACGCGCGAACCGGGGCATGATGGGCCTTGCGCTGCCGTCGCGAGCGACACCGGGTCGGGGTTGCGGGAGGCGTTGGCGCGGGCGGCCGTCGACCTTCAATTATGCCCAAGGCACAACCGAGACGGCGCGGCTGATCGGCATATTCAAGAAAGCCGAGATCGTATTCGCACGGCTATGCTCTTAGCCACCCCCACCGATGCGACGGACGGGGCGACGGGCGGCGGGGAGGATAAGGTGACTGATGCTCACCTTAACGCCACCACCCCCGGCGGGGACTTGCTGGAACAGGCGGCGATACCGTTCGCCGAAGCGCTCGAAGAATGGGGAGATGAGCCTAAGATCAGCGATGATCGTGACTTGTGGGAGCACCCGCTGGCGATGTTCATCACGGTGGGCGATGTGCGCCGCTTGGCTCGGGCTCTGTCTACCCTCAAGCCCGCTGGCGACGGGGGTGAGGCATGAGCGACGAGTTGCAAACGCGGGCCATCACTGAGGGCGAAACTCTCGACGTCATGGTCTTCAGCATGGTCAACGCGATGAAGCTGGCCTGCGGTCCGTATCTTCACATGGTCGATGACCCTCGCGACGCCATGTCGGCCGTGATGACCGCCGCTTCCATGCTCGCCGGCGCACAATTCGGTAGCTTGATGGTGCTCGGTGCGGTCCGTCCGCAGGATACCAAGCGCGCCGTGGATGCCGCAGGTCGCAATTTCCGAGAGGGCATCAAAGTCGGGCAATCCCAGGCTGCGCGTTTTGAGCAAGAAGCGAATATCGGAGGTCGAGCATGACCACCGACGTTGCAGCGATCTGCGCGGGGCTGACGAAGGCGCAGCGGGAGGCGATGCTTCATGCGAATGCAGGAGGGTGCACATATCGGTGGACCTCGCTCGGCACTGCGGGTGGATTGTGCGCGCGGAAATTGGTTGATCGGATTACCGGACCGGGGTCTTTTTATTCGCCTCAGACCGCAACCGACTGGCCACTTACGGACCTTGGAAAACAGGTCCGCGCCGCCCTCCAGCAGAACGACGAAGGGGCATTGACCCCACCCACCCCCAACAAGGATGAGGCGCGATAATGGAATGGCAGGACATATCGACAGCACCGGCTGCGACCGGGTTAGGCGACAAGCGTATCATCGTCGTTGGCGGCTACATAGCTGAGCCCGAGATTGTGCTTCCTGATGGTGACTGGTGGAGGATGCGCAAAGCTGAAGGCGGGATCACGCCGACCCATTGGATGCCGCTCCCCCCACACCCCGCAAAGGACACTGACGATGGCGAGTGAGGCATTCGAGCTGGTCGGCTATTTTCAATGGAACAGTGGATGGGACATGTGGGAGCAGGTCGGCGACGAGTTTAAGGATGAGGATGAGGCTATCATCCCGTTCTACCGCCGCGTCCGAGCCGCCACCATGGGAGGCAGCGATGATTGAGGTGAGGGGGATCGCGCAGGTCGTGGCAGAGACGCGGCGCAAGATGGCGGCGTGCTTCACAGCGTTGCCTCAAAGCATTCCAGCACGTCGTAAGTCCGTCATCCGCACCATGGGAGGCAGCGATGATTGATTACGATGACGCGGACTTTTACGGACGTACAGGAGAAAAAGCAGAGTGCTATTGCTGTGAAGGGCGGGGGACATATTGGAATGAAACCTGCTTCGTATGTGCGGGCTACGGATGGGTTCGAGAAGATGCCCGCACCGCCATCCGCGGCATCGACGCCGGTGAGGAGGGGGAGGGGGAGTGATAACAGTAGAGGTAGAGGCTGTGGCGCGCCGTATGGCAGAACGCCAGATCCGAAAGGCTCGTCGTCATGACACGGCATCCAGCGGCCTTGAGGCTATGCAGCCGGCTGCTATCGATTATGTCTGGCCGGAATTTGTCGACGACGCCCGCGCCGCCATCGCAGCACTCGATCAGGTGAGGGGGAAGTGATGCTACCCGCGCATCCCGCCTTACGGTTGGGGATCAGCCGCGATCTGGTGGGTATCGCGAAGGTGTGGCGGCGCAGGTAGCCGGTATGGCTTTACGCCATTCCTTCGGGATACTCAAACGTATCCGCCACACCCTCGGTCCAGTCCAAGAACGCATAAGCCGTCGTCTGACGCGTGAACGACGGGCTGATACGTTTAGACTTACCGTCCACCGTCTCGACCCGCACGGACCACGCTGAACCATCCGGTGCGTCCATGGAGACATAAGCCCGACCGCCTGCCGGGATCTCCGGCGGTAGCTTGCCTAGCAGGCGGTCTAGCTTGCTCACTTGAGGCCCAGAACCTTCAGCAGCAACGAGCCGATCGTTTCGGCCTTCTTGCTGACGGTCGAGTTGAACACGTCCTGCACGAACGCGCGGCCGATGTCTTCTACCTCTTTCAGGCTTTTGGTGATGCCGCCAGCCTTCAGCGCATCGACCAGCAGCGGCAACGTGTTGACCACCACCGCTTCGAACTTCTCAGGACCGCTGAGCGTGCTGCTGGTAAGCGCCTTGATGTCCGCCGCAACCGCAGCGCCGACTTCGGTGTTCTTGAGGGCTGCGATGGCCTTCTGTGCGTCGGTAAGCTCGATGACGGCGGTGATGTTCTTCTTGCTGAAGATGCCTGCGATTTTTTTGAAGATGTTCATGCTCGTTACTCCTTCGGTGTCGTGACGTTGATGTCACCGCTGTCGGTGGATGCGGCTGGTGCGCGCTGCGTCGGAATGCGCAAGATGCCAATCAAACCGCCGGTGATGGTGCCCAGACCGAACACCTCCGCCTTGCCCAGCAACTCCGGCACCATGGCCGCGGCGATGATTGCAATGGCGAACACCAGCGCTAGTGTGAACAGGGTGGCCAGATAGGCAATAAGCTGCTCGTGGGCGCTCATGATCGATACACAGCTGCTTCAGCCGCGCGGCGCCGCGTCAGGCCCGCCAGCACCTTGCCACTGGCCTTGTTCCAACGGGCAAACTCAGCGGCAGCACCGGCGTAGTCCCCAGCCTTGTGCTTCTTGATGAGCGTGGACGATGCGAGCGCACCTGTCCCAATATTGTACGCCATTGAGATAAGAGCGCCGCGCTGACTGTCCGTTGCAGGAGCGCCGCCAAGCGCCTTCACTACCCCCGCCTCATAACCCACCAGATCAGTCGCTAGACGCCCGTCAGCTTGCGCCTGCGTCCATACCACGCCGCGGCGGATGCCGGTACCGGTTGCGCCCCAACCGATGGTCCAGGGATCGCCGCCACTGCCGGGGTCGGGATAAGCCTTCAGGCGGCAGCCTTCGAAGTTCTTGATAAGCTCAGCGGCTATCTTGATCGCGCTCACGGCTTCCCCTTCTGCGCCTGCCACAGACGCCCTTGTTCGACGGCCAGCTTGTTGTTGCGCGCATGCTTACGATCGCGCCACGTGCGGCCGACGAGGAACATGATGGCGCCGACAGTCAGCAGCGTGACGGCCCAGCCCTCGAATGGATTGTTGTTCTTGTAGAGGATGACAGGCACGGTCAGAAAGGATCCTGTCCCCATCATGCCAAGGCCGTATCGTTCCGTGACGTTAGCCATCTCGCGGAACTGTGCCAGCTTGTAGATCACCACGACGGTCAGCATGACCCGCCCTACCGTGTTCACGATGTCGAAGACGCTCATGCCTCGTCCTTTCCGCCAAAGAATGCTTTGGCCTTCTGGATGGCGAAAGGCATCAGGATATTCCAGCCGGTGCCGCCGATATAGACCACCGCGTTCGTGCCGCGGATATCGTCGGGCATGATGCCGAATTTAGATGCGGCCCACGGCATGAAGAACACCGCAAAACCAAACCCCGAGAAGAGCGTGAAGCCGATATCGGCCCAGGTCATCTCCTTATACTTCATCTGCGCCAAAGCAGTGATAGCGCCCGCCATGGCTGACATCACCAGCCACACATGGCGCATATCCTGCTGCTCAATCATCGCTGCGCCTCATACGACGAAACTGCCGAAGAACGCTGGCAGGAAGCCCTGCCCAGAACACGAAACCTATCGCGCAAACCAGACAAACGATCGGCAATTCCATCACCCCCGACTACGAACAGGACCGCAATCTGGACGACAAGGCACGCGTCAAGAACAGTCTCATATTCAACATACTGGAAACCATTGAGCCAAGCCAACGCATGCATGCACAAGGTGGCAAGATAGACGGTCCAGATCATCGGGGACCACCATATACTACGACCCGCCCATGCCACAACAACAAGACTCAATAGGTCGGTCAATGCCCACATATCTTCGTGACTAGCAGGCATCCCCCACACCTTCAGGATGTGCGCTGGCGACAGCGGGTTATAAATCCACGGCATTGCGAACAGCAGCCAATTGGCGGCAATGACTGCCGCGCACAGCTTGGCAAACCGGCGTTCCTCATAGGCATGTGCCGCCACCACTAGGGCGACGGCACACAGCAGGCCGAATGTGACCAGCTTCAGCATCTATCAGCCGCCGGGAGGGGGCGGGTTCTTGACACCGCCACCACCGCTACCGGCGTCAGGGGTGGGCGTACCAGTGCCTGGGCCGGTACGCGGCGGCACGGTGTCATCCAGCGTCTGTGCCTCCTGATCGTCGTGATCGTGCTTCTTATGAGGTTTCTTGTCGCTCATGTCGCATTGCTCCTGCGTTAGTTGGTGTAGGGCACTTGATTGCCCGATACACAATAGCAAAAACCACAAAGATTAATACCCGCTAGGGACGGCAATCCCATCCTTGAAATTGGCGGTCGCAGCGACCTGCACGCCAGCGTCGATCGTAACATAACCGCTAGGGTCTGGTGCGGCAGGAGATTTGTAGAACGAGTTTCCAGTCATCTGCACGGATCCACCAACGCTGCCACCGTAGCATGCGCCATTGGCGTTGTTGTACGTTCGATTGTCCATAGTGGTATTACGGATCACTAGGCGCGGACCGCCGCCGCCGCCGCCGCCATTGAACACACAAAAGCGCGTGCCCGATACAACCTTGCAATTCTGGATCGTGGTGTCAGGGGCAATGCCGTTGTAGATATAGCATTGCAGAAGCTCGCACCCGTCAATGATCGCATTTTGAGCGGACTGAAGGTTGAGCGAGGTTTCTTGAATCGGGTTCACGATCCTTCCGCCCACGAGAAGAAGGTTCTTCACCGGGATAGCATTGGACGCAATAAGAATGGCATTCTTCGGCCTTACCCAAGTCGGGTTGATGACCTCAGGGCTTTGCACCTTGATAAGCTCGATATGGCTGCCAATACCATCCTCGCAGTAAAAGTTTTCAATGCGTGGATTTGTGAAATTACCATCCAGAGAAATAGCTGGCGCGAACCCGGTGTTTGAAGGATTGCCGGCGTCGGTGGGATCGAAGCAACGGAAGTTTACGATACGCAGGCCAATCTGCTCTAACGGCCTGTTCTGGCTAAGCGCCTCAAGCCCCATGCGCTGCGGCTTGATCGAGTTGCAGTCAATGATGGAAAGCCCATTCAGAGCGCCATTATTGTTCCAATCAAATGTAAACTGGTTGCAGTTGCACCCCGGTTCTTGAGTGACTGTAACTCGCTCTACAAGCCCGTTGATAATGTTTCTTTCAAGAGACCCTACCGCGCCGCCATATGCGCCATTCTTCATGTTAACGGTAATGTCCCGCAAACACGGGCTGGAGCCGCCAAGATTGATAGCGATGTCCGTAGCGTAACTGTCGATAATGGTCACGCCTTGCCCAGCACCCGTAAGGCGGACGCCCTTGGTGGGGTCGGTTACGTCAAACAGAGACATCTGGCCGTTGGTGCGGAAACGCCCCGGCGGCAACGTAAAGTCGCGGTAGCCAGCCTGAATACCCCAGAAGATAGCAAAATCCAGTGATACGCCCTGTCCCACCATCCAACGGGTAAGGGGCACCGCTCCGGGATTCATCAGCGCGTCTTGGACAGTGGCTGGCACGGTGTTGGCGCCGAAGCTGATCGCGACCGAACCGGCGCTTTGGCGCACAAGCGCGCCAGTCGTTATAGGAATACCATTGACCTGTACCACATCGGTACGACCGGTGAAGTTGCCAAGCTGGTAGTTGAACAAGCCGTTGGCAACGCCGTTATCAGCGCCGGATGGCGCGGCAAGACGAGGTGAGGGAAAGGCAACCGGGTCAATTGCATTCAGGGCTGCCAGCGTAGTGAATGCCGCATCTGAAGCACCGACATTCCCCTGAGGTCCGGGTTCACCGGTATCCCCCTTAGAAGAGTTCATCGCGACATTTTGCACCCGCAGCTGCAAGCTGGTCGCATTAGGGGCATAGATGTCGAGGTGATACGTCCCCGGCTGCACGTAGAAGTCGAGGTTGCCATACGCGTCCGTCTTGGCGGCGTTATCGACACCCGAGACGGTGCTGATCGGCGTGCCATTATTGTCGGCAGCGATCGCCACGCCATTGTTCGTGGCAGGGTCCACCACACGCGCAAAATAGCCAATGAGGCTGTCGCCGCTGGTGTTGGTGATGGCCTCGAAATAATGGTGCATTGCCCGCCCCTACTCTAGAACTTCATTGAAAAACGATAGCTGCACGCTGGCTGTAGCCGTCAATCCCCGTGCGTCCGTACATGTCACTCGCGCCACAGCCTCAGACGATCCATAGGCTGGCAGGTACGCGCTAAACGTGGTGGACGCATTGTTCGGCGTGGCGATGCCAGCGCTGCCCGATATGATCTGCCACAGATACGAATAAGGTGCGGTGCCTCCGGTAGGCGTTGCCGTTGCCGGAGGCGTAATGGCTGTGCCCGCGGTCGGCTTCTGGGTAGTTCTGGCACCAGTGAGGGAGGGCGGCGCGCTTACCGAGAACGGTTTGGCAAAGCTCAACACCGTGCGCCACGAATCATTGATATAGGCCTCTGCACGCGTGAACGAACGCCAAGCTCCACCGATGTAGATCTCGCCCCGTGTGGCCTTTCGCCATGCGCCAGAGTTGAACGTGTCCATCAGTAATAGAACACAATCATACCTTCGGCCGCGGTGGGTCGTATCGAGCCTTCGGGAAGAAACATCACACGGCCATCGGTCTGACCGGAGCCTGCATGGTGCAGATATGCGCCGCGAGACTGTCGAAAGATGTCGCCGGTGTACGTCCCGCCAGTCGAGGGCACGAAGCCGCCAACGGTCGGCACCTTATCAGCACTGTCACGGATAACGGCAGCGGTATACCTCAAGGCACCGTTGATATTTGCGGGTGAACAGCCTTCCGATACGTCCAATCCGCCAATTGTCAGATTCTGGTTCGGGTCAGTCGAAAATTCCGATGCACTTGGCATGTATCGTACTCCGCAATTGTGCTATATTACCGGCATGTTGGGTATTATGCTAGGCATCGTGTTCAAAGGCTTCATCTTCGAGATGATCCATCGTTGGCGCGAACGCTCACTGCCCCGCCAGATAGGCGCCACCGCCAGCGAGCATGGGGGCTCCGAACAGACCACCGATACGAGCGCGCCGCTGGACTTGGTTGCCAAGCTGCACAAGGGCGTCTGGACGGTCTAGGAGAGCGCGGGTGATAGCGCGCTGGCCCGCACGCGAACCGCCAGCCGCCAAGATGGCGCCCAGCGCGAGCCCGCCAGCACCAACAGCCTGTGCACCGTCCTCACCGCCGCCAGCATAGCCCGCACCACCACCCAGCACGCCAAGGCCTCCAGCCGCCAGCGCTTGCTGTGTCAGCAAACGGCCCGCGGTGCCGCTATCGGGGACGGCATTAGGCAACACAGCCTGCCCAGCCCGCGACAGATCAAAGAACGGCTGGCGCGTCGTCCCCTGGCTGTTGCCAAACTTCTTGGCATTTGCGGCTGCGGCATCCGACAACTGCGATGGTGCGAATGTACCCGTTTCGCCGACACGGGTACCATTGCGGGCGCGGTTGACGGCATCCTTTAAAACCTGCGTCTGCCGGTATGCCTGATCCGCACGCCCAAGCGCTGGCAACGTCCCCGGCGACTGGCGCTGCACCAGCCCGCGCATAGCGTCTTCTGCACCCGTCACCGAACGTCCAACAAGATTGCCCATGGCATCGTTGCCGAAGTCGGCGCCGCGCGTCTGCTGGATAAAATCCTGCACCGTGCGACCGTCGAACGCAGGCTGCGCAACCAGCGGATCCAGATCGGCCTGCGCCCATGCCTGAAACTCGGGGCCGACGCGAGGCACCTGTGCACCAGTCGCCAAAGCTCGGTTATACTCTCCGGTGAACTGCGGATCGCGCTGCACATTGACGCCGGTCAATGCCTGGTCGTAACCCTGTCGAGTGGCGGCTTGTGCGGCATCAATACCAGCTTCGCCCGTCACACCGCCTGTGTTCGCTCCAATCGGGGCCAACGCCTCATCGAACGCCGCGCGGTTGAAACCCTGCATACCCTCCAGGCGGCGCGCGTTTACGACGTTGCCCAACACCGGTACGCCGGACAGGCGATCTTCTACGCCCTTGGCGACGCCACCCAACGCCTGCCCCGCCGTCAACGGCACGCCCGCGGCCCGCAGGCCACGCACGTCAGCATTCTGCACCCCAGTAAGCGCCCCGCCAATTCCCCGTGCCGCAGCACGCCCCGCAATGCCGCCAGCCAAGCCACCAACACCGCCGCCGACAGCGCCGAGCAGACGACTGCCCTCATCCGTGCTGCCGGCGCCATAGGCTGCGCCATACAGCGCATCGCCACCAAACGCAGCGCGGCCAGCGCCGACGCCCAAGCGTGCCAGCCCTAGCTCACCCGCGCCAGCAGCCAGCGCGCCACCTGTCACCTGTCCTGCTAGCGTTGCGCCGGGAAACTTCTGTGCGGCATATTCCTCTGCCAGCTTAGCGTTGCCACCAGCGATATTGTCGAGCGTGCCAGCCGACAGCGCATCCGCGGCACTGATGGCATAGGCGCCACCCGAGCTATCCGCCGCGCCGCCAAGCATCTGCGACAAGCCGCTACGGTTATCCGCGGCCTGCGGCGGTGCAAAATTCAGCGGCCCGCGCTTATTAATCGCCTCAATCGCCTGCGGATCGGCAAACGGCTGATACCCATTCTCAGTGAGAAGCTGATTGAGCTGCTGTACGCCCGCGCCCTGATTGTACGCCTGCTTCAGCTTCGTCGCCATCGCCACTCCCGCCGCATCTGCGAACGTCGAGCCCGCACCACCGGGACCACCGGACACGCCGCCAGCGACACCGGCAACGTCATAGCCAGCAGGGCCAATGGGGGGTGGGGGATTGCCGCTGCCGCCACCACCAGACGTTGCCGCAATCATCTGCGGTTGCTGCTGGCTCTGCTGTTGCGCCTGCTGCTGGCGGTTACCCCCCATAGCGTTCGCGAGGCCCTGAAGACGTGCGATCTTGTCCAAGATGACCTGATCGCGATCACCCGACTGCGGGATATACGGGCCGACTGCGCGCTGCGCTTCCTTCTCGGTGTTGAGCTGGCCACCGGTCAGCCCGAGCGCCGGCCCGACAAACCCGCGCACGGCATTGCCGGCCGCGTCGAACTGCTGGTTTTCGGTCGTCGGCAGATAATCAAGCAGGCCGCCAACACCAGAGGTGCGCCCCGGCCCAGCCGCAAACCGCTGGCGGATGTCATCGATAGCCCGCTGAAGATTGGCGCGGCCCGTCTGCCCAGCAACTGGCAAGGCGGCTTCCCGGCGCGCCTTTTCCAGCGTCAATTGCGCCGCAGCGGCTTCCGCCTCTGATTTGGTCGTATCAGCCGCCGCCTGACGAGGCGCATACGGTACCTTTGCCGCTTCTAGCGCGATCTGCTGCGCCGTCTTCTGGTTTCCAAGCTGCGCACCGCCAAGATCCACCGACTGCCGCTGTGCTTGCACAGGATTCGGCGCAACAACGCTACCACCGCCCTGCGGAGCCGCCTGCGCCAGCCCTACGGGATTGCCGGCGTCATCGACGTACCAAATGTTGCCTGCTTCGTCTCGCGCCTGCTGCTGTGCCATTATACCCCCAAGCGGCGAAGAATGCCG